TTATTGGGTATCAGCTTTAGCAGCGTTAACCTGCATTTCCCACGAAACGATTTCTGACTCTCTCCAGCGCTTTGGATTGCCGGGGATCGTTGGTTTAGGGAATGGGCAGGTGAAGCCCGCTGGCATGCGATCCGGGGTGCTCCAGAAATAAAGGGTGCTCCGGGAAATCTTATAGCGGGCCAGAACGTCACTGGTAAGCAGGATGCTGTCATTCATGGTTTTCTCCAGGCAAAAAGAAGCCCTCGCAATGGAGGGCAAATGGGGGATAACGTGGCAGTGCATTCGCACCCAATAGCCAGCTCACTGGAACCGGCTATCAGTTGCGCTACCTGTCATGTATATTGAGTCGTGCTGAAAAGGGAGGGGGCATGGCAACTTATAAGCAAATCCAGGAATACGTCAAAACTCACAATGGCGTCAGCGTTAAAACTTGCCATATTGCTCATGTTAAGCACATGCATGGGTTCAAGATGAGACAGGCGCCGAACCGCATTTCTCCTGAATCAAGGGTGTATGAATGCCCTGATAAGTTCGTCCTTTATATCGAGCAAGCGATGAAGCATTTCGGGATGATTGGTTAACCTCCTTATGCCGCACGCTGGGCGCGCAGCGATTTAATGTGCTCGCTCGTCTCCAGTTCGGCGCGGATCTGCTCCGCCTCCCGATGGTCAAGCGGCTCAAAGTCATTGTTAAAGCGGTCGATTGAAGCTGTGTTGATCCGGCCCTGTCGCCAGTAGCGGACCACTTCTGATGTGCTGCTGTGAATGATGATGGGCCAGCCTGCTGAGTCAGCGAATATCTGGCCGCGCTGGATTAGTTTGAACATTGGATGTCTCCATATACGCTCTGACGAATGCCGCCGCTGCCTGTGCGTTTATGGCGTTTCCGTAACCTCTGAGCCTGCCGGTGCGGTTGCTGCTTGCCACTCTTGCCACCCCGGACTCGACTCGTCCCAGTCGTGCGGTAGCCCCATCAACCAGCGGGAATGTGCCGGGTTCAACTGGACGCCATTTTCCATCTCTACATAAGAGCCAGTCCGCATCTCGCCAAAAACAGTTAACCTCAAGGGTCCGCAAAGGCTCGCCGCCCAGCCGATTTTGTTCGGTGTCTCTCGACCGTCCGCGCTCATTTGTACAGTCGTCGCATTGGTGATGTAGTTGACCTGTGGTGTTGGCCATCCCGTCAGCAGTGGAGCTGCTTGCCCCAGCGTTAGCCCAAATCCGTTGTTGCCGTGTTTCTCGGCAAATTTCGCGCGGCGTGCAGCTAATTTCCCTAGGTCCTTCGGTTCGAACTCGTTCGCTGCCGGCGTAGGCCACCCAGTAGGCCCGCTCTCTGATGTGCGGCGCACCGACGCCCGCTGACGTAAACGGCACAATCCCGAAGGCGTAGTCCACTCCTTCCAGGTCTGCTTGTACAAGGTCGAACCATGCGTTTGCGTTACCAGCTGCAACCTGCTCGCCAAAGACATGCTGAGGTCTGAACTCGCTGATGAGGTGGAAGAAGGCTGGCCAAAGGTGCCGCTCGTCAGCAAACCCATCTCCTTTGCCTGCCGCGCTGAAAGGCTGGCACGGGCAGGAACCTGTCCAGACCGGTTTATCGTCAGGCCATCCGGCGAGTCGGAGTGAATGGGACCAGACTCCAATTCCGGCGAAAAAGTGGCACTGCGTGAATCCTCGCAGATCATCAGGTGTGACATCTTCAATACTCCGTTCGTCAACTTCGCCTGGCGCAATGTGACCGCCGGCGATCAGGTTACGCAGCCATTGCGCAGCGAATGGGTCGATTTCGTTGTAGAGCGCCCAGGGTTTATTGCCGATGATGGCAGCCATACTCACCACTCCCTGAACTGTCGGTTAATCCGGCTGACGGCAAACGCCAGCAATAAAAAAGGCCGCATTAGCGACCCGGTGATTTGTGCTGTCATGCGGCGTCCTCAATCTGGTTTAAGCATGGAGAATGCTGCTGCTGCCACTCGTGGAACCTGTCCATTGCCAAGGGCTTTAATTCTGTCCACCCGATGGGCCAGCCCATTAGCCACTCTTCCCATTCCGGGTTCAGCAGGCCACCAACCTGGTCGTTTAGGTTCCGAGAACGACGGGGATCGTTCCATCTCGCCAGTGACCCTGACCGGTAGTCTCTCGCCTGCGGAGTTGCAAACTTCTCGCCCGACCAGCCATAAGCGATCTCTTTTATGAGGCGCGCCACATTCTTCTGCTGAAATACGGCTCCACTGGCAGTCATACCCAGTTTCGGCAAGGTCACTGATGACCAGTGCAAGGCCTCTCCCAATAAGCAGTGGTGAGTTTTCCACGAAGACGAATCGAGGTCGTACTTCACTGATGATTCTTGCCATTTCCCGCCATAGCCCTGACTTGTTTCCATCAATGCCAGCGCCGCGACCGGCCGAGCTAATGTCCTGGCACGGAAATCCGCCAGAAACGACATCAACAATTCCTCGCCACGGCTTTCCGTCAAAACTGCACACGTCAGACCAAATCGGGAAAGGTCGGAGAATTCCATCATTTTGTCGTTGCGCGAGAACTTGTGCGGCGTAGGCATCACGTTCAACTGCGCAAACTGTTCGCCAGCCAAGGAGGTGTCCACCGAGTATTCCTCCGCCAGCGCCTGAGAAAAGAGATAACTCATTCACGCAGCCTCCCGTCGTGTAATTAATTTCGCGCCGAAAGTCATCAGCTCATCCCGCTCCACAGTTGCGAAGTGGCAGTGTGTACGAGGGAATGGTCGCCAGATGATGAGCATCGACCCTTTGTTGTTACCGCTCACGGGCTTGCCGGTGACGGGGTTGATGAATGCCAGCCGCCCGGCAGTGATAAATCTCACCTCGCTGGCTGTCTCGATAGCCTCACGGAACCAGCCGACTGATGTATCAGCCGGAACCAGCATGACGGTGCCGATCTGGTTCTTGCTCTCAGCCGCGGCTTTCTTCACGAATGGCGTGATGTCGCTGTACGGTGGATTCATCCAGGCATATCCGGGAATTGTGAGATAATCAGCCCACGGAGTTTCTAGGGTGTTCTGCTGGGCGGTGATGAACTTGCGGCATAGCGTATTGTGCGGCGATGCTGCGGCGTCCAGCTGAAAGCAGAACTCAGCATCCAGCGCGGCAAACAGGGCCGGTGGCGTTCGCCATAAATCACGCTGATCCGCTGGCGTGTTGCTTCCTGTGTAATCGGTCATGCCGCCTCCCATTTAGATATCACTTCCGGGTCTTTCCGATCCCACCCGTTACGCTCGATGTTGGCCTGCAGGCGGCGATCGCCTACCTCCTCGATGCTGCGCCCGGTCATCTGTGCGACCTGGTTATTGCTGTAGCGCCACAGGAGTGCCAATTCTTCTCGTGACCACTGTTTCATCAGTCGTTCCTCACATGACCGAAGCGACCGATATAGTCACGGTCACGGTCGGTTAAGCTCTTGCTCATCAATCAGGCATCTTCACGAATGAGCCGCAGGCTAATGCCCTTGCGCTTGCACATCTGGCGAAGTGATTCATATGAGCGGTTTATTTTTCTGGCGATGTACTTTGAATGGATGGACCCGGCCATCTCTCGGACAGATGCAACGTCTGATGCATCCCATGGCCTTCCGTGGCTGATTTGGTTAGGTCGTAGCTTGTATACGTCCTTACGCTTGTACATTCCCTTCAAGCTCCTTTTTGCGGATTCCGTACACTTCGTCGAGCTTTTTAACCAGGCTGGAGTCATCGCCAATAGCAGCCTTGGCTCTGGTGTATGCGGACTCCAGTTTTGTTAAGTCCATGCTCAAGGCGTTTTCTGAGAACCATGAGAGGACGCTATCTGGGGTCTGCGGCTGCTTAACTTCCAGTCTGCGAACACGATGCTCCTGCCGTTTCCCGCGTGAGACTGACAGCATCATTGAGAAGTCAGCCTCAACGTCACTCATGGCTGAAATCTTGATGCCTCCGACGGCGACGCCGCCATACCTGACGGAGGGGTCACCAACGAGCGTGAGAGAGCGGCCTACCCACGAATGACCATCAGCACCCCAGCCGCCAATCAACACGCGACGCATTGATTTAGAGGGCTTGTATGGGCGACCGTCATAACCTTCCAGATCGATAAATACCGGCTGCTCAGAGTTTCCGACCCGGACGGCTTTGATGGCTGCCGTGATGCTCTGGCTCTGAACATCCTCAAAGTTGAGTTGATCTGATTTGGGAACAATCGTGCGGGAAAGGTCCATTAGAGAATTACCTCGTCGTCATATTCTTCATCCAGCAGATAGGCTGGAACGTTAATTTCGTTGGATGGCAGGACGATCCCCTCGTACTTAAGGGTTTCATCCTCCATGCATTCTTTGATTTTCCAGAGAGCGGAGAACATCTGCTGGCGACCGAGTTCTAACGACTCCTCGCCGATGTAGTACATGCAGTTGCGAAATGGCGCGGTGTTTTCGATGGCGAAGAATGCAAACTGGTTTCGCTCTATGCCGGTAGCCAGCTTCAGAACGTAGAGATAGAAGGCTGCCTGAATGTGGTAGTGATACTGTCCGAACGCATTGCTGAATCCACGCTCAGTGGCATCGCGGCAACTCTTCACGTCCAGAGGGTAGGGCGCATTGTCTGAAAGGCGGTCAAAGCGACATTTCAGCTCAAGGCTTGTTTCTGGGCAGGTGGCAAACATCGACACTTCGGAAGCTCCTGGTGCCGACAGATAGTCCATGAAGTCGTCATTCATTCGTGACGACTCAAGCATCCGGGTTACTGTTTCGACTTCACTTCCGACCAGGATGCATTCAGGATTCATCGTCGCTGCAGCCGCTTTGTATTCTTTAGACGATCGCGAGATCACGTCAGGCATCAGCAGGTAGTCTCTCCTGAATAAATCAGGCTCGAGCAGTGCGGCATGAATGGCGCTGCCAAGGTGGGCAGACTTGCTGCCCTTGAATTGGTTGAAGTAGAGATTTGCCGGGCTGACGCTGACGGCTTTAACAGATGTAGAACCAATCGCCGGATCGGCATGATAGTCCGCATTGGACATGCCGTGATAAACGCCTGCTTTCATGGTTTTCTTCCTGTCAGAACGGGCAGCCGGTGCGGTGTTCCCAGTCGTGTTCTGCCTGGGCATAGGCCACTGCCGAAACAAAGTCGTTATAGGCCTCGCAAGCTTTATCGGTGCGAAGTCCTTCGTACGGGCTGGAATCAATCGGAACTGAGAAGTGAAAGAGGCCGGTCGGGTCTTTCGGCATTATGTCGATGATTTCCTGCGCCCGGTCGTCAATCCACTTTTCTTTCTCGTCGATTAACTGCTGATCGACCCAGCGACGATCCTCAATGTGGTCGTATGCGCGATAAGCTGCCATGGGTTACTCCTGAAATCGGGTTGTGCGCCACCCGGCACCGATTGGCTGCCAGATGTGAAATGGGGTGGGGTTACTTTCCGAGGGCTTTGGCGATGGCGGCTTTGGCTTTATCGAATCGGCAAACGCATTCGAACGAGTGGCCGCAGGACTCCGCTTCTCCCGATGCGTTAGCCATGAAGTCTTGCAGTGCTTCCAGCAGTTCAGGAGCGGAGATGACGAGATTTGCATTTGCCTTGGCCTCGATGCCGTTAGAAAGCGCAACTCCCCAGATGGGGATAACCTCACCATGAGTATCAACAGCTTCGCCGTATTTATTTTTGCTCCACGGCCCAGTCGTGCCTTTAAATTCTTCCATTCTCATCTCCTCAGTGCTGAATTGGATGGCCGGTGCCGTCGAGCAGAACCTCGATAACGCGGTCGTTAACCCGGATGATTTCGGCGTCGGTGTGCAGGTAGACCCATTTGCGTTCATGGATAACAGCTGACACGCGGTAGGTTCTGCCTTCACGCAGCGCCATCATGCCAGGCTGGATACACTGGCGAATGATTGGGGTGGTGCCGTAGTGAGTTCCAATCATGACTTCCCCTCCACCTGCTCAAGTAACCCGGCCAGATCCATCTGCTTACGGTCCATCGTGAACGAAACGCGCGGCTTCTCTACCGATACCAGACGCCACTCGTTATCGTTTAATTCGGTGACGGTGTACTGCTTGCCTTTGTGAGTGACTGTCATGAGGCCCCCCTGATGTATTGCATCACCCGCTCAAAGTCATAGCCGTGGGCATTGCAGAATTTCTTCGCAGTCATCTCTTCAACAGAGCCACTCCCTAAGCATGTTTCACACTTTCCGCCATCGGGGACCTTCCTCTCCACATCATGACCACAACATGGACAACCGATACGTCCTATATCATGGAAGGAGGTCGCTGTAATAAGGCCATGGTCTGGGTTGTGACATGTTTCTTTCCCATCACCGAAACAATCTGGGCAAATTACTTTCATAATCATCTCCGCCCTTAAGCCGGGCCGCTGAACGTTTAAAGACCTCGCACCATGCGATTTGCGATAATTTGTCTGCGGTGGATAGCCGCCGTGTCATAACTGACCGCACTCGTAAATGCGGTGAGGTATGAGGTAATAAAAAACCCGCCGGAGCGGGTTACTTGATTAGTGATGCTGCGTATTCGAGGAGGTATAGCTTCGGGGCGAGCCAGATTTTTAGCCACGTCAGGTCTGATAAAACAAGGAATGCTGTGACCGTATACAGGAACATAATGGTGCCAAAAAACACTGAGGAAGCACTGATAGTGCCGTCTCGATCCCAGACTAATGTAGGCTTGTATTTTGGTTTGCCGCGGTCCCAGGAATATCCCTCTTCGCCATAAACGCCGTCCTGCTCTCGCTTCATCATTACCCTGAAAAATTTAACCGCAACCGGGATAGTCGCCAGGATAACCAGCGTGATCATCATGCTTTTGGTGAATTTCCATACCAGCAACTGGTGTACAACATCCGGGATCTGCGCCTGACTGAATGACACCGCAGCATCGATGCCATTCGCCGCCTTCTGAAGCAGCTCAACGAGAATTTTGTTCGCTTGTTCGTTCATTCTTGCCCTCTGTAGTTACCCTGTAAAAAAGGCCGCGTTATGCGACCTTACAAATCATCAGCTGCAAGAATCTGCGCCTTTCGGTTCTGCGCTGCGATCAGCCTGTCCTCAGCCCTCTTGATATCAATATCCAGAACCGTTGCTACCCACGCTTCCCTCGCTGAGATGAAATCAGAGAAATACCGCCAGTCGCTTTCCCGCAATGTATATTCATTGTTCGCGCCCCAGGCCGATGTCATGACTCTCTTGGCTTTAACCTGCTTGCTGGTTGCCTTAATTGCCTGGTACTTAGCAAATTCCGGGAAATCACTTCCTGACTTAACTCCGTAGAAAATCATCCCTTCGGTAATTTGTGATGTAGCTAACTCCATACCCACCTCTCTGTTTGTTTACCGTCAGCCCCTGGGGAGCTGGTTGAAATGCTGCCGCCTGGCATCGCGTATCTTCTCCAGCTCGCAATTCTTAGCGGCCTGGTGATATCTGCTGATGTGGCATACCGGCGTTCTCGGGTCGAAGTCACGACCGCATACCGGGCACTTGATGCTGTTCTTCATAGCCACCTCAGATTAATGCGATGGATTTGCCTTTCATTTTCTGGCGACCGGTACAGGTCACGCCCCTCTCTGTGCTGGGCTTGCTGTACCATGTGCGGTGATTCTTGCGCTCAACGACCGCAGCGCGTTTTTCCAGACCTTCCCGATACTCAGCCAGCGCAGTTAAATCAATCGGGCTTACAGCGCTTTCTACGCGTGATTTCGGTTTGCGAGTCAGTGAGAGAACAGGGCGGTTATCTGGCTTGGCGCTTACCCCAACTAACAGGGGATTTGCAGCTTTCCATTCGGCCTGTTTCTCTGCGCGGCGTTCGCGGCGGCGTGCTTGTGCATCCATTGTGGATCTCCTGTCAGTTAGCTTTGGTGGTGTGGGCGGTTACCAGCCGCATGAGTCAGGACTTCTTCACGATTAACCTGCCTCACTTGCCACACCCCAAAGCTTTCTGCTTTGAATGCTGCGCTTTTTCAGCGCGGTCTGTTTAAGAGCTTCACCGTCCTGGCGAGTAGTGCGTCCTGCGATAAGATAAAGATACAGATAAAACTGTATTATCGTCAACAGACAAAACTGTAATTATTGGCGTGATAAACATATCTATCTGTATTTGTGATGAATTTAATTTGTAAGGACGAAAAAAAACCGGCCTAAGCCGGTTCTTTAAGAGAGGGGTTTGTGACTAGCGCTTGCGTCGGTAGATACGGTGCTCAATCATTACGCCGATGATCACCAGTGGCTGATGAGAGCTGTTAATCACAGGGTAGTCATCATTCAACGGGACAAGCTCAAAGTGCTGGCAACCCATGGCATCCGTGAACGTGGGGCGGTACTTCTTAAATGTTGCCTGATCGCCGCCGTTCTTCGCTACTACGAACTCACCTGGTGTAGGCTCAACTTCCGGATCAACAATAATAACGTCACCGGCCTTGAAGTCCGGCTCCATGGAGTCGCCCTCAATACGTAGGGCAAAGCTGTGCTCTGACAATTCAAGATCTGTCAGGATATATTCAAGACTACCATCAAAAGCCTCTATAGGGCTTTTATCCGCAAGCGCTCCCGCCTGCACGTAACTTATCAAAGGAACTCTCCTGCTGTTCACTTCGGCCATCGGCATAAACGCGCCGCCATTCATGAGCCAGTTAGCGTCGCTGCGCAGCGCTTTAGCTATGCCGATTATATTACGCGGCTTGCGTGTGTCGCCATTCTCAACGCTCTGCCATGACTGCTGGGTAATGCCAGCCAGCTTGGCCGCATCCGCCTGGGTTAGTCCTAGCTCTATTCTTTTTTGCTTTACGCGATCTGCAAGGCTCATAAATCCCTCTCTCAGTATGCCTTGATAGTCACAGTTAAAACTGTAATTGACAAACAGAAATAACTGTCACAGAATACAGATAAAACTGTGGAGGTGATATGGAAACAATTTCTCAACGCCTCAAGCAAAAACGTGAAGAGATGAATCTGTCTCAGGACCAGTTGGCAAGGCTGGCAGGCATGAGACAGCAATCTCTTCAGGCTATCGAGGCCGGAGCTACTAAGCGTCCACGTTATTTGGTTGAGTTGGCTCGTGCGCTTAAGTGCGATCCAGAATGGCTGCTTTTTGGCGACACCTGTCAAAACCAGCACTGATACAAAATTAAGAAGCACCGCTCTTACCACATCTCAGCCCTGAAAAAGGGCTATTCAAATGAAAATTCAAACCGGCTTTGCGTGTTTGGCGCATGGCCTATCTGTCTTTATTTCAAATTCAAGGAAACATCATGCAAACACTTACTTATCAAAATCATATCGGATTATCTCCGGGCGTGATGATAAATCGCGCTCAACCAACAGCAGAAGATAAGCACGAACAAATCCGCGACGCTGTGCGCACCTGGGCATCGGCAATCGACAACCAGGATGTGGTATCGGCGCTGATCATCGAAGAGTACCGGGAGCAGGGCGGGGTGGACATTACTTTCCCGTCGGACATCAGCCGGGCGCGTCAGAAGCTGTTCCGCTTCCTGGATAACCGTTTCGGTTCTGAGCTGTACCGCGAGAACGTTCGCCAGCTGACACCGGCAATCATGGCTGTACTCCCGCTGGAATATCGCACACGCCTGGTGCCGCAGAACGACACGATGTCGCTTATCGCGTCTGCGATGAAAGAGTGTGCCGAGGCTAAGCAGGCAATCATCTTGGACGCTCCAGAGCATCAGAAGCTGAAAGAGGTAAGCGAAGGTATAGCGTCACTGTTCAGGTTAATGCCGGAACAGGTAGGGCCGCTGATGACGATGGTCACATCAATGCTGGGAGTTATGTGATGGGTACGGCCAAAAAAGAAAAAGCTCCTGAAGCGGTAACTTCAAGAGCCTTCCAAACACTGTGTCACGTCAACAACACAATCATTCAGGAGTAATTATGAGTTCACTATCCCAGCTTTACAAGCAGAAAGACAAGAACGGCACCGAGACCACTGTGAAGAAAACGTTTCTGGTGCCATTGTCGGAAATCTATGTCGAACCTGGCTTTAACGTTCGCGAAATTGACCAACTTCATGTTGAAGAGTTCCGTGATGCGTTTATCGCCGGTGAGTTTGTTCCTCCCCTGGCCGTTCAGGTCACTGAGCAGGGCATCAAGATCATCGACGGTCACCACCGCTACTACGGCGCACTGGCTGCCACGGAAGCTGGTACTGAGGTGGCCCGTATCGAGTGCAAAGTCTTTATCGGGTCTGAAGCGGATCGCATCGCTTTCATGATCACAAGTAGCCAGGGTAAAGCGCTGTCGCCTCTTGAGCGTGCTGCGGCTTACCAGCGACTGGTGAATCAGGGTCGCACCCCGGCTGAAATCGCGAAGATGGTGAAGCGCTCGGTAGGCGATGTCGATCACCACCTGCAACTCCTTTCCTGCGGCGATGAGCTGATCGACATGGTGAAAGCCGGTGAGGTTTCAGCCTCCACTGCGGTGGCCCTTTCCCGGGAACATGGCGCTCAGGCACCAACCGTAGCGGCCCGTCAGATGGACAAGGCCAAGGCAGCAGGCAAAAGCAAACTCACCCGCAGCGCCGCCATCCCGCAGCTATCCCCGGCACGCTCCCGTCGCCTGGCTGAGTTACTGGTTGATGCGGAAATCGAAAATAACCGCCTCACAGTGCCATCTGCGGCGATAGAAGAGGTGCTGGCCATCATCGGTGAGCAGAAAACCTTAATGCGTGACAGCGGCTGGGAGGAAGCGTGAATACAGCAGAAATTCTCAAATTCCCGGGCACCGCCCCGGGGCAACTCAGGAGCAACAGGATGGAAAACCAGAAATCTGGCTACATCCCGTTGTACCGGAGCGTGCTGAAGCAAGCATGGGCTAAAGACGTCTACCTCAGAACCCTCTGGGAGAACCTGCTTCTTAACGCTGCAAGAAAGCCATTTATGGCCCGTTTCAAAGGTCATGACTGGCATCTTCAACCCGGGCAACTGGTAGTCACAGCAGCTGATTTAGGCCTTCAGTTATGCGATCGGAAGGGCAACCCGACAAGCCGGGATGCTGTGGAGCGCATGCTGGCGGTTTTCGTCAGGGAGGGGATGATCACCATCGACGGTGAGAAGCAAAAAGGTAGAGTGATCACCATCACAAATTACTCTGAATATGCTCAAAAAAACGACGATTTACCCGCACATGAAGCCGCACATGAAGGCGCACATGCATCCGCACATGGCGAGACCAGTAATGGCGCGGCTTTGAAGGTGGTGGCCGCACATGATGGCGCACATGAGGCCGCACATACATCCGCACAACATGAACAAGAAGGTAATAACAATAATAAAAACATTAAAACCCTTACGTCCGAGAATTCTGACGAATCCTCTGACAAGCGCGCCAGGAAATTACCTGTTCTGAAACCTGATGCTGCGATCCAGAGCGGCGGCAAGTGGGGTAACGCAGAAGACCTCCGCTGCGCCGAATGGCTTTTCAGTGAGGTCCTGCGTATAGCCCCATCTGCAAAGCAACCAACCTGGGCATCGTGGGCCAACGATATCCGCCTGATGCGCGAAAGGGATAACCGGACGCACAAAGAAATCGCGCAGCTCTTCAAGTGGGCCTGCAACGACAGCTTCTGGCAGGGCAATGTCCTGTGCCCGTCAACGCTTCGTGAGAAGTGGACCCAGCTCGATATCAAGCGCAACAAGCAGGCGGCCGCGCCAGCCACTGGCAAGCCAAAAATCGACATGAACAACACTGACTGGATACACGGGGTGGAGCTATGAAAAGCCTTGCCGAGCAGATGCACAATTTCGATCGTGAGCAGATGCGCCGCGTAGCGCACAACCTGCCAGAACAGTACGAAGATAAAGCGCCGGTCGAGCGGGTGGCTCAGGTCATCAATGGCGTGTTTACCCAGCTCACGGCCACATTCCCGGCGGCTGTAGCAAATCGCAGCCAGGAGGACATGAACGAACTGCGCCGCCAGTGGGTGCTGGCATTCCGGGAGAACGGCATCAGCACAATGGAGCAGGTCGCCGCCGGGATGCGCGTTGCCCGCCGACAGGAGAAACCTTTCCTGCCATCGCCAGGCCAGTTCATCGCCTGGTGCAAGTCGGAGATGGCCAGCGTTGCCGGACTCCCTTCTGCTGACGAGTTGGTAAGTCAGGTTTACCAGTACTGCCGCGATCGGGGTCTGTACCCTGACGCCGAATCCTACCCGTGGGAGTCCAATGCTCAGTACTGGATGATCACCAGTCTGTACCAGAACATGCGAGCAAACGACCTGAGCGACGCTGAGCTGCGTCGGAGGGCCGCAGGTGAGCTGGCGCTCATGTCGACCCGCATAAACGCCGGAGAAGCGATTCCAGCGCCAACCAAGACACTCCCGATCCTGGGCGGTAAGCCACTGGGAAGATCGCAAAGCCTGGCCAGGCTGGCAGAGATTCGCGAAAAGCACGGGTTGAAAGGGCCGAAATCATGAGCATGACAATCCGTGAGCAGTTACTGGCAGCAATGCGAAATAACCCTGGCATCAACACCGTCATGCTGGCCTCAATGCTTGGCATGACCACCAAGAAAATATCCGGGCCGCTGAGCACCCTGCTGGCTGACGACCTGATAGCGTTCGAAGGAAAGCATGGCCAGCGCCTCTACAGCCTTACCAGCTACGGCATGCGCTACGCGCCGGACACCATCCCGGTTGTTCAGCGTGGAAATTCTAAATTAGTCCAGCGGACAGACAGTAATGTGATCTGCCAGGAATGCCGTCAGAGCGAGGCCATGAAGCGCGTTTTGATGGTATGGGGGAGGGCAACAGCATGAGCAAAGGTCAGGTAGAAATCATCACTCAGTACATCTCCGATCACCCTGGTTGCACGATGGGAGAGGTTATCCGTGACACCGGCCAGAACAAGAGTTCTGTAGCCTCGACACTGTGCCGGCTCACTGCCTGCAAGACGTTCCGGCGTGATGGTAGCGACAAGTTCTATCGGTACTACATCGGGGATGCGGCTGCTGCTGAAAAGAAAACCGGGGCCAGCAAGCCCAGTGCCGGGCCAAATGCGGCCAACCCTCTTAACAACCTATTCAATCAGTGCCTGGCATCAGTGCGGGGCGGGAGAGCATCAGCATGAAAATTAATACTTACGCAGTGAATTGCAATGACGCCTGGTTAAACACTGAGGGCGATGATATCTCCGGCTCATACGTTAAGTACAAAGATCATCAGGCTGTGGTTGCCGAACTCGAGGCTAAGTGCGCGGCGCTGGCTGCGGAGAATGCTGGTCTGAATGAGAAAATGGACAAGCTCGCCACCTGGCAAGGTATCGAGTTTTATTCCTCGGCTTGGGAATTCAACGGCGGGGACGGCGATGCCGCGCTGGAATTCATGTGCAACACCGAAACCCCGGCCACCGACGCCTTCCTGGCTGAAGTGAGGGCACAGGGTGTGGGGATGTTCGCTGACAGCCTGAAGGTGGTTGGTGGTCATGAGCATCCATATTCAGCAGTGGCTAGGGAGTTCGCCGCCCAACTTCGCAGAGGAGCATCAGCATGAGCTTGCTAGGAATTTTGAACACAGGTCTAGCCCTGATGGGCTACCTGTTCATCATGTGCAAAGCCGGTGAGTGGTTTATCACCATCGCCCTCAAACAGTGGGATAAGCGCCGTAAGCATTCTCTCCAGCAAAAGGCAGTTAACGAGCTATACGATGCGTTTGAGCTTGCAGATATTAAGCCCGGAGACACGGTGCGGGTGACAACCAAAGGCAACCTGACAATCATGATGTATCGCACAGAAGGGGCAGCCCAATGACCAACAAACAGGCGCTGCGTGAAGAGTTGTCGAACCCGGAAATCGGCAACAAAGACCACCTTCGAAAAATTGCGCTGGCTCTGCTGGATGAGCTGGAAGCCGTAGAGAAGCGGATCGCTGAGATGAAAGAGCTATTGCAATGGTCGCACGACACGCTGTTGGAAATTAATCCCAGCGACTACACGCACGATGACGTATGCGAAGCCAACGCGGCAGCGGTGGAAGTAATCCTCGGTATCGCGCCAACATTGGGTGAAACGCATGGTAAAACCAACGAGTGGTGGGAGTCCCGCGCCGCTGGCATCCGCATCAACGGGGAGGGGTGATATGGCTGATACAACCGCAGAATGGAGCCTGTCACTCGACACCGAATGTCCGCAGTGCAGGCACGTTTTTGATTTACGACCACAGCTTTCCGATGGTTGCTCGTCTATCCAGATTTGCGAAACGGACACCGTAGCAACTCGTGATTATGAAACGGCATGCCCGGAATGCGGACATGAATTTACGTGCGACTTCGTGTATTGAGGACTAACCCATGACATTCACCAGAGAGCGTTTGCAGAAGTTAATTCGTGCAATTGATAGCGAAAGTTATGACGAAGAGGAAATCGTTGGGTGGGTAAACTCCGATGAAATTTTGGAGCTGGCGCGTATGGCACTGGCAGCGCAGGAGGCGGAGCCTGTGGGCGAGGTTGTCCTTGGCGAATATGACGATAGCGGATGCCACCCGGATGCAAGGGTGGTGTGCATAGCAGCTGATGGTCAGGCTGATTGGGAAAATTTCAGGGATGGGACTCGCTTATATGCCGCCCCGCCAGCGCCGGTGTCTGTGCCTGATGAAAAGCCAATGCCTAACACGCTGAGCATGTATGCAATGGATGCGGTTGCCGTCATTGCAGAGGTGAGGGGCTGGAATGCCTGCCGCGCCGCCATGCTTCAGGGTGACGATCCTGTGCAGACAGGACTCACATTGCGAGAGGGCTTAGCTGCAATTCGCAACTCTGGCATAGCAATCGACGCTGAGAAGATTCAGGCAGAGCGCGACGCCCTGAACGCTCCTGAGGTGCCGGATGGTTACGCGCTGGTGCCGATGAAGTTAACCGCTGAGAACGGTGCTAAGGGAGCGCTATTGGGTGAGTTTTCAGAAACCAAGTTCATAAACTGCCCTGAGTGTTTTGGCGATGATGAGTGCGAAACATGCGACGGTAGCGGAAGGCTTAAAATTACCGTTCCTGTCAGTTGGACAACCATCAAAGCTATTTGGGCTAAAGGTGTCGAGCATTTCTCAGCAGCACCGCAGCAGGAGGCGTGATGTACGACAACTACATTATCAATCGCTGCGACGCCATGGAGTGGCTTGCTGAGCATTACCCAACCTTCCCGGACAGGATGCCAGATGTGCCACTTAAGGCCGACTGGTGTAGCACTAGCCTGTTCAGGGGATGGAGTTTCGTTATCTTGCTCGATGGTTCACTGGTCTTTGCTGACTGCCTGTCACCTCCCATCCGGGAAGAAGATATGGTCGGGTTCAAACTTCCTCAGCTCGTTAATTTCAACGTCAAGCAACGCTGAATCTTGATAATCATTTATCAAAACTAGTGGTATAATCATGTTGCCGCCGGAGTTGAACGCCCGGCGGTGACCTCGCGCCTGGGAGGGGACTTTCAGGCCATGACAAAGAGTACGAAACATCATCAGTCGCAGGCGCAAAAACGTGTCTGGGGCTTTCTGCATTCTGCGGTTTCCCATGGGGAGGCCGTATGAAACAGCAATTCTTCCTCCGCAATTCCAACATCCGCGCCAATGCGATCACGGCGATTAACCAGCTGCATCTCGACGAGAAGCGACCGGTAGTCATCGAGATAAAAGAGATGACCCGCAGCCTGGACCAGAACGCGAAACTCTGGGCCGTTTTGGGCGACGTCAGCAGCCAGGTTGAATGGCATGGCCGCAAGCTCTCTTCGGAGGCGTGGAAGCACATCTTCACCGCAGCACTGGTCAAACAGGACGTAGTGCCTAACCTTGCCGGTGACGGATTCGTGGTTCTGGGGCAATCGACGAGCAAAATGACTGTCGGCCAGATGCGTGACCTCATCGAACTGATTCATGCCTTCGGTGCTGAGGGTAACGTCCGCTGGGGCGATGAATCCCGCCTGGCTATGGAATGGGCCTCCCGCTTCGGAGGTGACCGTGGCTAGTCCTCTCGCTCGCATCATCACCAACGAAATATACCGGGTCCGGACGCGCACTAAGCGCAAGCCGGAACTCAAGCCTTCCGAAATCCCAACCCTCAAGGGTTACACCGCCCGTCTCGTCGATCAGAATGGCTGCGCCTGGCAGCAAGGAGAAATCATGCTTAAGGGGATCTTGTTCTGCCTGGCCATTTACGGCGCATATAAACTCGGGTGGGCTGCGGCTCACAGCATGGTTGCAGAAGAGTGCCGCAGAAATGGCGGATTCTTCGTTGGCAAAACCACCTTCAAATGCACGGAGGTGAAGAAAGATGACTAAGCCATCCCGCCGCAAGTGCAAAGTATGCAGAGAAAAGTTTACCCCGCAATACGACAACATCCGTTGGTGCTGCCCGGCCCACGGCGCTATCTACGCGCTGGAGCTTCGCGCCAAAGAGAAGATCAAGGCTGAAGCCAAACGTATCAAGGCGCAGAAAGAGGCCGAGAAGGAAGGGCGTAGGAGTCATGCAGAACGACGCCGTGCAGTGAAGCCACTCAGCCACTGGATGCAGATGACTCAACGCGCAGTCAACGACTGGCGGCGCACCATGCTGTTGTCTTCCGGGCATGGCTGTATCTCATGCGGAACCAAGACCGCCTTTGCATGGCATGCCGGACACTACCGCACCACGGCTGCCGCTCCGCAACTCCGCTTCAACCCGGACAATATCTGGCTCCAGTGTTCAGCCTGCAACGTTCACAAGTCAGGCAACATTGAGTCATATCGTGCCGCGCTGGTCGAGCTGATCGGCGAAGAGAAAGTGCAAGCTCTCGAATCCAACAACGAAATCCACCGTTACACACGCGAAGAACTGGACGGCATCCGCGCTGAAGCCAGAGCTAAGTTACGCGCCATCAAACAGCAGGAGGCAGCATGAGCACAGAAACCGAAATAGAACTGGGCAAGGTTGTTGCTTTCCCGACGAAGAATAACGACCTGCAGGATGCGTTGGTTATTCAGCGGGAAGGGCAAAAGGTGATGTGCCTGCATTCCGCTGTCTGGGTTAACGAAAAAGAGAGGACATTGCGCTGCCGCAAATGCGAAACGCTGATTGATCCATTTGATTACCTGATGACGCTTTGTGACCAGGAATCTCGTTACTGGCAAAGCGTTAAGTATCTTCGCCGTGAAGAAAGGCAGCGCCGCCAGAACATCGAGAAACTCATTCAGATCGAGAAGAACGCTAAGTCCCGCATTCGCCGCGCCGGGGATAAGTCGCCACTTCCTCTCTGGCAGAACGAAAGGGTGGACGAATGACCCCCGACCAGATAGCCCGATACCAGGCCGAGAGCGTTAAGCGCGCCAGCCTGCCGCCAGTAGCAAAGCACAGACAGGCCGAAACCAAACAGCCGATTAAGGAAGCCGCATGAACCTTGAAAGCACAGTGAAATTCCATTCTCCTAAATCGCCGCAGCTGTCGGACTCTCCAAGGGCTACCGCGTCTGACGCGCTAACAGGTACTGATGTCATGGCGGCGTTCGGAATGGTTCAAAGTCGCTCTCCCCTTGGATTCAGTGCTTTTAGCGGAAAGATGGATCTGAGTGATGCCGATAAAAAGAAAGCTGTTCAGCTGCTAATGCAATACGGGCTGAAGCACTGCGATAAGGTTGCTGCCTTTCGAAAGATCGAAGCCAATGTTAAGGGCAAGGTTATGCAAACGCTCGCAACTTTTGCGTACCAGGATTATTGCCGCTCGGCCGCAAGTGAAGTCGCCTGCTCATGCTGTAAAGGGCGTGGCGTAATCAGGAAAAATGCATTGGTGGTCAAGCACCCCGGTTGTGGAGGGAAAACACCGGCAAAAACAGCTAATGAACAGGTCGAAGAGACGTGTACCAAATGCAGGGGGCGCGGAGTCATATCAACATCCTGCGTTAAGTGCAGGGGAAGGGGTGTTGCATTGGATCGCAAGAAGTCAGAGGAGCAGGGTGTTCCAGTTATGAGCGCCTGTCGCCAATGCTCAGGAAGAGGTTATGAGCGCCTTCCGGCGTCGTCCTGCTATCGAGCCATCTGTCAGTTTACTGATGCCATATCACCTGGTGTATGGGACAAGGCCGTGAAGCCATTCTATGAGTCCCTGATTGCCGAGATTGAAAAAGCAGAGTCATCAGCAAATGCGATCTTATCGAAAGTTAGCAGCAAAGTTTGATTCCGATAACGATTGCAGCTTGCATAATGACGAAAGCTAGAATATTATCGCTCTAACACTATGAATCCGCCTGAATGTTATGGTGGATTTGATAAGTGGGTGATTCAGGGCAAAAGAGGCGGCTCCTGAGCGCTGATCCCGCCTAGTTGGTCTAGCTTCGTGTTTGCGAAACGACTCCAACCACCGCAGGCTGAGAGGTCTGCACAAGTCTAGGCAGTACTGGTTGCGAAAGCTGCCACCGAAGCCCCGCAGAGATGTGGGGCTTTTTCATATCTGAATACCCCTACCTGGGACTATAAGCGCATAGCGCAACGCAGCACCCATCGGTTGGCGGACCAGAACCCGCCTTTTTTATTAACGGACTCCGGGGATCACCCTCGACATTCCTTGTTGCTAAATAGCCCTGAGAGTCCGACCCAAATCAACGAGCACCTTATCGGTGCGCTCATAAAGAAATCGATTATGCAAGACAGACCTGATACCTGGGCCGTAATGCTTGCGTGGCTTGTAAACCACAAAAACGAAGCTGGCTATTCGGTTCTGGCTTTTGTCATGTCGATACTCGCTACCTCACGCGGTGCAAAATCAAAGTGGAAGGACCGGATAGCTGGCGCAACGATGTGCGGCATTCTCTGCTTCTTCGCTCAGCCCACGCTCACAGCTATATGGGCAATCTTTAACTGGAACTTCCCGCCCGAACTCTGCTGGCCCATCTCAGCCGGGGTCGGTTATGTAGGGGTGGATTCCCTGTTTGCCTATGCGCGCCGCCGTCTTGGCCTGAATGAGCCGGGAGAAAAAGCAAATGCTGACCCTCAGTAAATTCCAGCAAGCCACAGGCATCAGTGCAGCGCTAGCGGCAAAGTGGTTTCCTGTAGTCAATGCTGCCATGCAGAAGTACGGCATCAGCACTCCATTGCGGCAAGCCCACTTCCTCGCTCAGGTTGGTCACGAGTCATCAGGTTTCGTACATGCCGAAGAGAGCCTGAATTACCGCTACGGCGCATTACTGGCGATGTTCGGTAATCGCATTAGCCAGGCCGACGCCATGAAGTATGGCCGGGTTGATTCAGGCCAGAACGCGCATCCTGCAGACCAGAGGATGATCGGCAGCATCATCTACGCTAACCGGAACGGGAATGGCGATCGGAACAGTGAGGATGGATATCGTTACCGCGGCCGTGGATTGATACAGGTGACAGGGAAGGCGAACTACGCCGCACTGGTGAAGCAGCTTGGCGTTGACGTCGTGAATAACCCGGAACTTCTTACTCAGCCTCAGTATGCGGCTGAATCTGCCGCTGCGTGGTGGAGCAATCACGGACTTAATTCTGTCGCTGACTCTGATGATGTTACCCGTATCACCCGGATCATTAACGGCGGTACAAATGGACTGGAGGACAGGAAAGCCCGCTTGACTAAAGCTAAGGGGGTTTTATGTTCGGTTTAATCAGTTTATTCCGCTTTTTCAGAAACAACGCGCACATCCTTATCCCATGCGCATTCATCATCCTTGTTGCCATATGCCTGTGGGGGCTAAACGCGCGCAACCATCAGCTTACTGCCACAAACGACAGACTTACCCAGCTGAACGACAGCAAGGATGTGCAGATCAACGATTTGAGGGCAAAGAATGACGATCTGGCGGGAAGCGTTAAAGAACTTGCAGGAGCGGTTAACAGGCAAAACGTTGTCATGTCGGAAGTGGCAGAGCAACGGGCGGAGGCCGCACAGCAGAACCGAATGCTGCAGGGTGAGATTAAGCGTTACCTGGCAGCAGATAAGTGCGCTGTTTCTCCTGTTCCTGATGCCGCTGTTGAGCGCCTGCGCTCCGCAGCAGAAGCCGCCCGTGGAGTACCGGGTGGTAAAGACGCCAGCACTGAACCTACCGGCAGAGCTAACGTCCCGCATTGATGTGCCTGACCTGCCCGATAATCCGTCGTATGGCGACAGCGTTGCAATGAATGCAGAGCTTTATGGGATTGTCGGGCAGTGCAATATCGACCGGGCGGCAATACGTAAGCTCGAGTCACAGGACAAAGAACCTCATCCCTGAGGATCTGACACAGTCTCTCCACTGGACTTTAAGCATAGAGAAATAACTGAGCCTCGCGAACATGCGGGGCTTTTTGTATCCGAATTTCACCGCGCACCGCATGCGCATATTAACCACCGAACCAAACCCTTTGGAATGAGCCGTTGAGGATGTCAGTTAGTGCTGGCGAGCCTCGGTGGACTGACTTCCTATGCGGCAACGGTTCATCTCAAAGAGTAGGTACACGCTATGAAATCATTAACCCTCTTCAATCAACCAATCCGTGTCGGGGAAGACGGCATGATCTGCCTCACCGATATGTGGAAAGCCAGTGGCAAAAGTGATGCTGAATCGCCTTACCACTATCTGCGAAACAAGCAGACCAAGGAGTTCCTGGCCGAGCTGGAGAAAAACCACGAATCTGTGGTTTTCACTGCGCGCGGCGTACACGGCGGAACCTATGGCGGGAAGTTTGTTGCATACGATTACGCCGCCTGGTTAAACCCCGGGTTCAAGTATGCGGCCTATAAAGTCCTCGATGACTACTTCACTGGAGAGCTTCAGCATCGCAACAGCTTAAGTGCGCAGCTCAACATGAAATGTCATGAGTTTGACCAGAAGAAAGACATGGCGAGCTTCTGCGGGCAAGGCCTCGCGGCATGGCGCTATACGAAACCTGTGTTGGTTGCTGAGATTAACACCCTTGCTAACCAGTTGCAGATTACGATCCCCGGGCTGCCTGGATGAGTAATCGCGTCATCGAATGCGCCTCCAGAGCGGGGCGCGACTTCTCAGAGTTCATGAAAGGCGAGAAGGGCATGATGGAAGCGCTGGCCTCGGTGGACCAGTTTGGCGAGCAACTCCGTCTTAACGGATGCGTCAATCATCACTTTGTCAGTTACATGATGCGTAACTCGATCATGCAGGCATTCATGGACATGGCAAATGCCGAGAAGAAAGAAGAACGCCGCCGTAAACGAGCTGAAGCGAAAGCAAAGTCGAAGTAACCATTACAAAGCTCATCCCCGGGTGGGCTTGATAATGGCGTTACAAATTTCGGCAAAGTCATCATACCTGATATCTTCATACCTCTGCCATAAGTGAGGTCATTAAGATGGAATGGATAAACATTGAAGATCAGCAACCGCCTAAGTTTAAGATGATAATCATTGATACTGACAAGGGTATAGCAGTTGCTCAGTACGATGGTTTTGGCAAGGTATCCAATGCAATCTTCGGCTTTATTGGTGTGAATTATGGGAATTTCAAAGTAAACCGCTGGATGCCGATGCCAGAGAAATAAGCCAACCTTCTTCGGTCGGTTCGTTTATCGCCATTACAAAGCGTCTCACATGGGGCGCTTGATAATGGCTATCAAGACCCTATGATGTAGCTATACATACACATCAAAGGCAATAACAATGATTTACAGCGCTCAAACCTACTACATAAGCAGTGAAACTGACGCCCGTCTCATTCGTTACGATGTCATCAAACTTCATAGTGATGCCTACCAGGTGAAGGTTTTTGATGACCAACAACGCGGGATCTCTCCCCCAAGTTTGGTAGAGCAGATTGATGATTTTCAGATCACCGTAGAAGAATACGTTAAGGCGCAGTCATTAGGGTTTGATGAAGGCAGTGATTTCGATATGTCCTCAGGGTTCGAATATTCAATCCCGGATACTCTTCAAAAACACCGCAATAAACTGTCATAAACAAACCGCCTCAGGGCGGTTTTTTAATAGCTAAAAATTGAATATCCCCTTTAGCGGATAAATTGCAAATATACCCTATAGAGGATAAATGGAGTGAACTGTGGCAGGTCTGACACCAAAGCAAAAGTCTTGTCAGAACGCCTTTTTTTGTCCATTTAAAGGTTCATCATCAGGCGCAGTTACGGTATGCCTGATGATTAAAAAATGGTTAAATTTCGTCTAAGCTTTTTTCCCACTCACTAACTTGCTGGTCATATTCATCCCAACTTGCAAAACCAATAGGTCGTTTAGGCTCGTCAAGATTGTGACGCCTCATTCTCACGAGAAGAACACTTATTTGGGATACATGCTGAACAAGTTCGATTGGACTTCCATCTTCACGTAGCCCTTTGAAAGATATCAATGATGGGTCCCAGTAACCAATGCTAGTAAAAGTGAAGGTCTGCGTTTGACCGAAAGAAACAAGTTGCCCACCAACTTCATAGTCATCTTCAAGATTACGATGGAAATCATTCACCCATCGAGTTAGTCGCAGATGAAATTCATTGGCAAAATTACCTGTTACAGCAAACTGTCTATCAGCTGCATCTTTATGTATTTTGTCCATCATCTCAAGGTGTTCCGATGAATCAAGGTATGTTAGTGGATTGAAATTATTCATTAAATAACCCCTACAAGGAAAAAACAATGGCACTCACCGACAAACAAGAAATGTTTTGTCGCGAGTACCTCATCGATTTAAACGCTACGCAAGCGGCTATTCGGGCGGGGTACAGCGAAAAGACAGCTAACCGTACCGCGTCAGAAAACCTGTCAAAACCTGACATCCAATCCAGAATTGCCGAACTGAAAGCGCAGCGCAATGATCTGGTTGGCATAAATGCGACATACGTCCTGAATCGTCTCGTTGAGATAGACCAGATGGACGTTCTCGACATCCTCAAAGACGATATGAGCCTGAAGCCAGTAAGCGAGTGGCCTTCATCCTGGCGGAGATATCTTAGCGGCTTCGATTTGGCTGAGATGTTTGAAGGCCGCGGGGAAGAACGTGAAATGGTCGGGCTGCTTAAGAAAATTAAGTGGCCGGATAAAGTCAAAAACCTCGAGCTGCTCGGGAAACACATAGATGTGATGGCTTTCAAAGAGCAGGCCACTCATGAGCATACAGGTAAGAACGGCGGGCCAATCGAAATGGCGACGCTGACCAAAGAAGAGTACAAGGCTGCCCGGCGGGAGATGTTGGAGGATGACGACTGCTGAGCAAAAGGCTTACGCCCGTAAGATTGAGTGCGAAGAGGACGGGCTCTATTACGCTCGCTACTTCTTCAAGCAGCGCACCGGCGGCAAGATGATAGTCGCGCCTCACCACAAGGTGATTCAGCAGACGCTGGACCGCGTTATTGATGGTGAGATTACGCGCCTGATCATCAACGTTCCTCCTGGGTACACGAAGACGGAACTGGCGACCATCAATATGATGGGGCGCGGACTGGCGCTGAACTGCCGGGCCAGATTCATGCACCTGTCCTATTCGCATAACCTGGCGCTGCTGAACTCCTCTACGGCGCGCGGCATGATTAAGTCGCAGGCCTACCAGTCGATGTGGCCGATGTCGCTGCGCGATGATGCTGACAGTAAGGCTATGTGGTGGACTGAACACGGCGGCGGCGTTTATGCGTCATCAGCTGCCGGGCAGGTTACCGGCTTCCGTGCCGGGCACATGGAGCCGGGCTGGCAGGGCGCACTGATTATCGACGACCCGGTTAAACCGGACGACGCTTACTCTGAGGTCGTCCGCGACGGGGTCAACAACCGCTTTAACGAGACAATCAAATCACGACTGGCGATCGAGACGACGCCAATGATTGTCATCATGCAGCGTATCCACTACCACGACCTGAGCGGCTACTTGCTTCGGGGCGGTAGCGGTGAGAAATGGCACCACCTGAATTTGCCGGTGCTCATCAATAACAGCCTGTCATACGCTGAGCAGTACCCGGAGAACACCCACGCTATCCCGATTGACCACGGCCTGCCTGATGGCTGGCTGTGGCCGTTTAAGCATAACGAATCGCACCGCGTTTCACTCTTTTCCCACCGGCGCACCGCCGAAGCCCAGTACATGCAGAACCCGAAACGCTTCAATGCGGAGGGCGCGCTGTGGACTGAGGACATGATTGGTGCTGCGCACGAAATGCGGATCACCCAGGAGCTTAACCGGACGGTGGTGGCCATCGACCCGCAGGCCACCAACAGTGAAGAGAGCGACGAATCAGGTATAGCTGTTGCCAGCGTGTACGGCACCGGTGATGAACGGCAGTACAGCCTCGATGCTGATTACAGCGGGAAATATTCACCCAACGGCTGGGCCACCAAAGCCATTGAAGCATACGAACAGCATGATGCTGATGCGATCGTCATTGAAACCAACCAGGGCGGCGATATGGCGGAGGACACGCTGCGCAATGCCGGATTCGGCGGCCGCATCATTCGCGTACACGCCAGCAAAGGCAAATACGCCCGAGCAGAACCCATTTCCGCGCTGTATGCGCAGGGCCGGGTCGCTCACCGTGGCAGCCTCTACGAGGTCGAGAACCAGTTCATGGAGTACGTGCCATCTACTGCGAAGAAATCACCTGACCGGCTTGATGCCGCGGTCTACGCGCTCACCGAATTATCAGAACCACAATCAACCGGCATGTTGGTGCGCTCGCGCTGACGGAGGAAACCGTGAACGAAAGCGAAAACAAACAACTCGCCACGAACGCCAGCATCGACCGCGAGCGGATGCGTTACGTCAACGCACTGTTCAATGGCACCAGTAACACCAAACGGCAGCGCCTGTATCAGGAGTTTGGATACCCCAAAGAGCTCTGCTTCGATGACTTTTACCGGGCGTATCGCCGCAATGCTATCGCTGGGGCAGCAGTGACGCGAATGGTTGATGGCTGCTGGGAGGATTTCCCGGAAGTTTACGAAGGCGATCAGACGAAGGATGCAACCCAGCAAACAGCCTGGGATAAGCGGGTCAACAAGCTGCTTAAGCGCTGCTGGAAGCAAATTAAGGGCGCTGACAAACGTAATCTAGTAGGTCGTTACTCGGCGCTGCTCATCCAGGTAAAAGACAGCAAGCCATGGTCTGATCCTGTCGATAAGGCGATGGTTGGCAGGCTCCAGGAAAGGGCGCTCGTCCGGCTCATTCCGGTCTGGGAGGCGCAGCTTGATCCGGTGAGTTATAACGAGGACCAGAACAGCGACAGCTACGGCGCTGTCACCATGTACTCGTTCACCGAGATTCCAGTGCAGCAGCAACGTAGTGGGCAGCCCGGGCGAATCATCAACGTTCACCCTGACCGCGTCATTATCCTGGCTGAGGGGTCGGACGACGGGCGGCTTGACTCTGGTGAGTCGCTGCTGGAAGAGGGCTTCAACAAACTGCTGGACCTCGAGAAGGTTTCTGGTGGTGCTGCTGAGGGCTTCTTGAAGAACGCCAGCCGTCAGCTCAACTTTAACTTCAGCGCCAAGACAAGCTTTGCTCAACTGGCGAGGGCGCTGGGCGTCAGCGAGGCCCAGCTCTCTGAGGGGATGGATGACCAGGTTCGACGCCTGAATGACAGCACCGACAGCGCAGTCATCATGCAGGAGGGCGATACCAGCGTGCTTTCCGTGGCCGTTGCCGACCCTGAACCAACCTGGCGCACCGCGCTGAGTGAGTTCTGCGCGACTGTTCCCATCCCTGTGAAAGAGCTTGTGGGGATGCAGACAGGCGAGCGCGCCAGCACTGAAGATGCAAAAGGCTGGGGCCGAACCAGGATGAGTCGCCGCAAAGGGTTCCTGACTGACGTTATCACCGATGTGGTGTCGCGCTTCTGGACGCTTGGCATTATCCCTCCAGCGCGGGATGAGGAAATTACCGTTGGATGGTCCGATCTACTGGCACCGAGCCAGGCAGAGAAGATTGCCAACATGGATAAGCTGGCTGACGTGGCCGTGAAGTCCACTAACGCGTTTGGCCGCTCCGCTATCACCGAAAACGAGATACGCGCGGCAGGCGAGCTGCAGGCCCTGCCAGAACTTGATGACGAGGTGCCGCCAGATGGCAATAAGCCAAAGCCTGATCCGCTGGCCGACCCAGAATCAGAAACCGAAGAGTCCGGTGATACCGCGGTCGAAAGTTGACCCCACAATGTCGCGTAAGTCCGTCAGCAGGATGGAGCGCGACATTGAGGAACGGTATTACGCGATTAAGGTTGCACTGAAAGCCCTGTTCGAGAAGCGCCTGACCGGGCGAGAGCGTGAGGTCAACAGCCACAACTGGCACTTCCTTTGCCATGACCACGGCGAGGATATGCGGCTCTACCAGGTCAACGCTGGCCGGTTCATCTACGACATGTCGGATCAGGAACTGGCTGAACTGCTGAAAGCAGTGCAGGCCATTCTCGACGACTACCTACTTGAAGGTGGCGAGCAAAATCTCTGGGCGATGGATTACGTTGTCGCTGAGGCGCAGCGCGGCACGCTTGAGGCCTTCAACAACCTCTCACAGCAGTCGCAGGTATACGCCAGCCAGACAACGCTACAGCAGCTCTTAAGCAGTCCCGTTCACCTTAATCAGGTGGCTGCGGCAAGGCTGACAGCGTTCAGTGACTGGAAGGTCATCAGCGACACCGCCCGCGGTGACCTGACCAGCATCATCACCGATGCGGTAGCGCGCGGGGTGAATCCTCGCGAGACTGCCAGCGTCATCAGCAAGCGCCTTGATGTGTCGATGTCGAAGGCCAAGACCATCGCTCAGACAGAGCAGGTCGGCGCGCTGCGACAGGCGCAGTGGAACGAAACTGACTGGGCCGCTGACCGGCTGGGGCTGAATACCGGCCTGCTGTGGCTTTCAGCGCTCAAGCCTACCACTCGCCTGTGGCATGCCAGCCGTCATGGAAAGGTCTACACCACCGAAGAGGTGCGGGACTTCTACGCTGTGAACGGCAACCGGTACAACTGCTACTGCAGCCAGATACCGGTGCTGCTCAATGAAGACGGCAGCATATTCAACGAAGGGCTGGCGGATAAGCTGAAGAAAGAGCGTCAGCAGTGGACAACTAAGGAGGCTGCATGATTTACCCATGTGATGCCGCCAATGCGGTGGAGATTCTGAGGATTAACTACTCATTTGCAGAAACCAGATGCCTCCCAAAAGAAAGGCTTAAGGCAATTGCTCAGGGCCTAATAGCCCACGACAGGATGCTCGCCGATTGGGACGGAGACAGAAAAAGCGCCGACTATCGCCGGAAAGCACCACCGAAATTTCACCAATGAGGACCCAGCATGAAACGCAACCGCGTTAACGTGCTGACCGTCGTCAACTCCGCTTCAAATATCACCACTGAAACCATCGACGGCAAGCCACATATCGTGGTTCGCGGCATCACGCCTGTCGTGGACGATATCGTGATGAACCGGAAGTTGTACCCGGCAGCAGAAATCGAAAAGGCCTACAACACGCTCGAGCGTAACCCGATGCCGCTGGGCCATCCGAAAGTGGACGGCAAGCATGTTTCGGCACGCGATGTCCGGGCGGTGAATGAGTACCACGTCGGGGCCTGGCTGCAGAACGTCAGCCATAAAGACGGGAAGGTGACGGGCGACATGTACGTCAACCGCCAGTACGCCGAGTCCAGCGAGAAGGGCAAGCGCCTCATCAACCGCCTGGATGAGATGCTGGCTGGCACCAACTCCGACCCGATCCACATCTCCACCGGCCTGTTGTATTCCGGCATTGCTGCCAACGGCGAGTCGAAGGGCAAGAAGTACAACGAGATCGCCACCAACATGATGTTTGACCATGTGGCGGTGCTGCTCGATGAGCCTGGCGCTGGCACTCCAGCAGAAGGCGTAGGCATCTTCGTGAATGCAGAGGGCGATGAAGTAGAAATCGAAGTCTGCAACCTCGAGGAAGCCAACAATCCAGACCCGCAAGACCCATCGCTTAAATCATTTTTCAACCAGCTAAAGGCGTTATTCAGCGCCAACAGCGATTCAACCCAGAAGGAAACAGACCCGATGAAAGAGCTCATCGTTAATGCGCTGAAGGCCAAAGGTAAATCGGTTGACGGTAAAACCGATGCCGAACTGATGGACGCATACAACCAGATGCTGGCGGAAAACGCCGACACCAAAACCGAAACGCCTGAAGAGAAGGCCGCCCGTGAGAAGAAAGAGGCGGACGACAAGAAGGCCAAAGAACAAGCCATCAACAGCGAAGAGATGCCAGCCTGGGCGAAGACTCTCTCCGATCAGGTGGCGGCGCTCAACAGCCAGATCAGCGCAGGCGCAGAAACTGAGAAGGTCAGTATGCGCACTGCGGTGAAAGCCAAGTTCGGCATGACCGATCTGGCAGTCAACGCTCTCGACGGCGAACCGCTGAAAGAGCTGTTTGCTCAGTGCCAGACCTCAACCGGCCTGAATGGTGCATTCCGCCAGGCTACCAACAACCAGTCAGTCAGCGAAATGCCGGAGTAAAAAATGGCTAAAGACGGAAAACACGTAATCCACGCCGGTGGCGTATTCCCTAACCCGACCCTCAATCGTGAAGGTGCGGCGGCAGCGGCCACCAAGCCGGGCACCGTTGGCTTCTTCTCAGCAGGAAAATTCACTGCCTCCGTGGATGGCAACGAAGAAGCGATCCTGTATGTCGCTGATTTCGATTATCTGCGCTGCCAGACGGTTGATGACTCAATCCCAATCAACGAGCTGGTAGTCGCCATCCACCCGATGCAGGGCATGTTCCTGAACGTGCGAGCCGCTGCCGGCACGTACAAAAAAGGCCAGCCGTTATCCATCGCAAACGGCCAGGTGAAAGCCCACGCTTCTGGCGAGTCCATCCGCGCATATGTCGAAGAAGACACGGCGTACACCGTTGCTGCAGGCGATCTGCTGCGCGTCGTTATCAAGTAAGGAGCACCTGAATGCTTGTATTTTCTCGCTCTATCGGTGAACGCACCGGTAACCTCGAAGTCAACCAGGCGCAGTTTCGCGAGCTGGAGATGGCGCGCAACATGAGTGCGCAGTCTGTTGCTGACTTCATTGCCCGCGCTCGCTTCGGTGAAAACGGACATTTGGACGCAGTGAATGCGGTGGACGACATCCGCCGCATGTACCGCGCATACGATCAGACCGTGCTGGCACAGTTCGAGCCGAACACGGAGTTCACCCTGTTCAACGACCTGATGCCGCTGTCCCGCTCGGTTCGCCTGGAAGAGTCCGTGTATGAATATGCTCGCACCGGCGGTCGTGGCTGGGCGCACACTTCCATGTCCGGCCAGATCGGTGCGGCGCTGGATGCTCGCGCGTACAGCTTTGACGGCACCATGGTTCCGGTGCACGACAGCGGCTTCAAGTTCCACTGGCGTGATCCAATCTTCAACAAAGGGTCAGCACTGGCATCACTCGCCGATGCGCAGCGCGGCTCTGTTGATGATGTGCGCCGTAAAATCGTGGGCTACATGTTCAACGGTTTCCGCGACTCGGAAGGAAACTTCGTTACCTTCGATGGAAAAACGTGGAAAGGTCTGAAGAACGATGAGCGCGTCGGCCAGGTTGATTTGGGCGCATCTGGCCTGAACATCGACTTCTCCAGCCGCTCTACTACCGCAGAACAGAACCGAAACGGTGCGATCGCCCTGCGTGACACCATGAAGATCACCAATAACCAGTACGCGCCGCAGACCTGGTACGTATCCAGCGAGATCATGTCCAACTGGGAGCGCTATTTCAGCGACAATTACCAGTCCGGCACCATCCTGCAGGAAATCCTGAAGCTGTCCGGCATTGCCGCAGTGAAAGAGGACGCCGAACTGACCGGCAACCAGATTCTGGTAGTACCGCTGACTGCCGGTGTTATCGCGCCGATCACTGGCCAGGCGGTGGGTACTGTTGCTGACCCTCGTCAGTTCTACAACAGCGATTACATCTGGCGCACCTGGGGCGCTATGGGCCTGATGGTTAAGCAGGATATCAACCTCAAACACGGCGTGCTCTTCGCGAGCAGCTAAGGAGAAATAAATGGCACTGGTAGAAATCACAGCAGGTAACGTCTTCGCCGGTGCCAACCTCCGAAAACTGGAGGTTGGTGCGATCGTAGAAGTGGACGATGCAACGGCTAAGCGCTGGTTGGAAACCGGCAAGGCGAAGGAGACCGACAAGAAGAAGGGCGAAAAGCTTTCCTTCGAAGTGGCTACCCCTTCCGCGCCGACGGCAGATCTTTCTGGCCTGCAAAAGCAACTCGCCGACGCGCTGGAGCAGAACCAAAAGCTAATCGCCGATGGTGAAGCAAAAGACAAGGCTCACGCCGACGCACTGGAGCAGCTGAAGCAGGCTCATGCTACTGAGCTGGAAGTTGCCACTAAACGCGCAGATGACGCAGAAGCTGCGCTGGCAGACGCCACCAAGAAGGCGAAATAACCATGGCTGACCCAATCACAGCGGCAGACGTGCAGGCGTTCCTCGGTGAATTGGGTTACTCCATCCCGGGCGCGCTGCTGGATCCGATTCTCTGCGTGGTTAACAAAATCATCCCGTGCCTCGATGGGGCCGGGCATGACGAGTGCACCTCGAAGCTTATCCTGATGTATGCCGCCGCGCTTATGGCGACATCGTCCGGCGCGCGCCGCATCAAATCGCAGGGTGCGCCGTCTGGCGCTTCCCGCTCGTTTGAGTACGGAGACGATGGCATTACCTGGCTGCGTGACTCGCTGGTCAAGCTCGATACCAGCGGCTGCACTGGCGAGCTACCTATCAGCGCCGGTAACGGCGTGGGCCTGTTCCTTGTCGTCGGAGGCTGCGGATGACGTGGATACCCGTTAGCGTCCGGCTGCCGCGCTCGTTCGTTCGCGTCTGGGTACTTACCGACACCGGGCGGGAGACTACCGGCTACGTGAAATCGGACGGCGAGTGGTTCATCAACTGCCCGCGTATCCGGGCGACTGGCGCGAAGGTGCTGAGGTGGAAAGAATGAAACGAGGCGGGTTACTGCAAAGCGGTAGGCTTTATCGTGTTGGTGAGGTCGTCATGCACTCATTCACTCCACCAAATGCATTCAAGCGCAGCGAGCAACTTAAAGGCCAGGGCGGAAACGTGACGGTTGTGCTGCGCTGGAAGGAGGGCTGATGTCATCGGTAGCGAGCTGGTCCTACACCGCCAAAGCCACTATCTGGCGCAAGGGCGCTGGCGGCAAAGACGAAAACGGTGATCCCATAAACGGCTATGCCGCGCCGGTAATTATCATGGTCGATTATGAGGGCGGACTATCAAAGCGTATCGGCAGCCTGGGCGCTGAAATCGTCGTGAAGAATACCGTCTGGACTGAGTACGCACTGGCCGACGCCGGTGACTACCTGCTGATTGGTGAATCTACCGACGCCGATCCGATTGCTGCTGGCGCTGATGAGGTGCGGCAGGTTATCCGGCACGCCGACACGTTCGAGAGACTGGCCGACGATTTCGCGATACTGACGGGGGTTTAACCATGGGCATCAAAGTGAAGGGCATTGCCCAGGCGAAAAAACACCTGAACGACATCATCAACGACGTTCAGGGCCGGAAGGCTGTCCGCGCCATCCAGTCAGCGTTAATCCTTATTGGTGCCCGGGCCGCTTATTACACCCCGATCGATACATCTACGCTGGTGAACAGCCAGTTCCGGGAAATTGATGTAGGTGGCGTGATTATTACTGGTCGCGTCGGCTATTCAGCCAACTATGCAGCATATGTCCATGAGGCATCCGGCAAGTTGAAAGGCCAGCCACGCGCGCACTTCGGTATCACCAGCAACCGCTCTGATTTCGGCCCGCAGAAACCGAAAGAGTTCGGCGGCGGGACCGGAACGGGAAACTATTGGGATCCTCACGGCGAACCTCAGTTCCTGACCAAAGGCGCAAACGAAGAGCGCGATGCTATTGATGCAGTGATGCGCAAGGAGCTTTCGCTATGACACCCATGATGCATGAGCGGGTGCGCAACATGTTCGGTGATGCTGGCCTGACGGACGGCTTCACGGTGCAGAAGTTGATGTACGACGACCCGGAGGATCTGACGCAAGCCGTGATGGTGTTCCGGCCAAACGGTGGTTCGAACATCCGTCACGACCTTGGATCTGAACATCACGTCCTCGTCGATGTGATCGGCGCGAAGGATAAGCGCGGCGACGCCACCAATGCTGTACAGCGCATAGTCGATTATGTCCAGGCCAACCCTATGGCTGATGAATGTGTCGGCTACATCCAGAACATGGGCGCAATCCCCGCGCCGGTGCTCACAGAAGAAGGGCGAATAGTCTTCCGACTCCAGTTCGCCTGTACTTACGGCGAATAGCCATCCCAACCAAATAACCCGCTCCGGCGGGTTTTCTTTTTTAAGTCAAAGAGGAGTTTCAAATGGCTAACTGCCCGAACTCGAACGAGCGCCTTTTCGGCGGCGCGGTCGTGCTGGAAGTCGCCGATGGCTGCCCGGATGTCAAACCGCTTGAATCTGAGTGGATGGCTTTGGCCGCTGGTACGTCTAAGGGTTTCGACTTCAACCCGAACTCGGTTACCTCTGATGCGGACGACGGCGGCGGCTATGTCGAGACCATCATCACCAACAGTGACTTCACCCTTAGTTTTGAAGGTGAGGTTCGCAAGAAGGACAAGCTGGATCAGTACGGTGTCGGCAAGTTCATCAAGTATTTCGCTGACGAGCTGAAAGCCAAGCGCCAGCCTGGCATCTGGGTGCGCATGGATTACGGCCCGGTCGAATTCATCGGATACATGAACATCAACGCGCTGAGTTCTGACGGCGGCACCAACGACATCGTCACGTTCTCTACCGAGTTCAAAGTCGGTGATGCCAGCACCATCGAAGTTAACGAAGTGACGGCGGTGGCGGTGACCGGCGTAACGGTGACACCAGCTACCAGCACCGGCGCGGCAGGCGGTACCAGCACCTTTACGGTTAATATCGCCCCGACCGGCGCGACGAACAAAGACTTCACCGTCGCATCTACCGATCCAACCAAAGCCACTGCTACAGCTTCCGGCAACACCGTTACGGTGAATCGCGTAGCCACCGGCAGTGCGCAGATCATCATTAACACCGAAGACGGCAACTTTGTGGCCGTGCATACGGTTACCGTTACCTAACGGCCATTCCAAAGGGTGGCTACGGCTGCCCTTGATAATGTTCGTTACCCGGGAAGGACCATGACAGCACTGATCGATATCGGCGAGTTCTCTGTGAGTGACGGCCGGGACGGAGGAAAGGATTACCTGCTGAGGCCATCCCTGATGGCTATGACGCGGATCGGCACGCCAGCAGAAATTGTTCAGGCGTATGCCACGGTGCACGGTAGCGATGTTGCCGCCGTCATCCAGTTCTGCACTGACACGCTTGGCCGCTTCCCGGACTGGCTATCGCCATCCATGAATCGCATCTCCGAACGGCTGCTATCTCTGAGCATGCATATCATGCAGGCCTGCTGTGATGACGATCTCACACCGATGATAGGTGAGTGGAAGGGGTGGAGACGGTACGTTGTTTATCGGCCCGGGCAGATGCCGCGAAACGACATCATCGTACTGGCTCAGCACCTTATGCAGCATGGCGTCGTTGGCAAAGCCAGTGTGCGCCGTCTCCAGCGGCATGAGTCAGGCGAAACGACGAATGAGTTTAAGGCGTTCGACTACATCAGCGCGGCGAGGAGCCACTTCGGCATGAATCGGGATGAGGCGGCGGGGCTAACCATGACAGAGTTTCAGCTGATGCTGGCGCAAAAATACCCTGACCAGAAGGGATTCACTCGCGATGAATACGATAGCATCGCGGAGGCTTACATAGCTAAACAAAAGGCCAGAAGATCCCCTGACATTCTCAAGAGTAGTAAGTCTACTACTTAGGATGGTAATATCATCGTAAATGTCATATAGCTTATCAGTAGGTTAAAATGTTAGTAAAAGCCAGTGCAAATGGGAAAAATCTATTAGAGTCAGGTAGCTTTCATAGCATTATTAATCCATTGGCGGCTTCTGAGCCTCTAAAACTTGTTTATGACGGGTTAGCCATTTCAATTGAAACAGTAATTTTGCCCGAAAGTGAGTCTAATAAACAAGGGGTTAATGCATACCTTAGGAATGGAGAAGTCTTTTTCGTTCACAAGGTAATTGTACCTATTATGAATGAAGCTGTAGGTCTTGTTATCCCTGCGGAGATTGGTAAAAAATCTAATGGATTGAAGTTATTTTTAGCTTGGCATTCTTTTATCAGAAAAATCGGTGATAACCAAATTTCTGTCATTACTAACTTCTCTCTTTATGAGGGGGCGTAATGTCGGAGCCTTTTGTTGCATCTCAACCGGATATACCCAGCAATAATACCGAAACTACAACTCCTTCTGTACATCAAGGTGGACTAGGCGGCGTTAGTGTTGCAGGAACGATTGCCAAAGAGATCGGAACTGGTGAGCACGCAAAAGACTCATTCATTTGGACAACTCTAAAATACTGTTTCTATCTAGGTGGGTTATTTAGTATTTGTTTATTGCTTGTTTTTTTTCATTTTTCATTCGATCTTGATTCGCCTGAAAAATTTGACATTGTGAGCGCCCTTAAAGATGTCTGGTCAATATTTACTCCAATACTTACTTTAGCCTTGGGGTATGCATTCGGTAAAAGAGAAGCTTAAATAAATTAGCTTAATAACCCGCTCCGGCGGGTTTTTTTATGCCCGGAGAAAGATATGGCAGGTGAGAAAGACGGTGGCAGCATTGTTTACACGGTGAGCGCTGACATTGAACCATTGCTGGTTGGCGGCAAGTTAGCGGCCGATGCATTGGACAAGCTTGATGCTGCGGCCAAAGCGTCAAGTAAAGGCATGGATAGTCTCGATAATAGCGCCGGACAGACTGGTGGGGCCTTCACTGAGCTTGCTGGCTATGCCAACTCCATGGATAACCAGCTTAAAAAGCTGAATACTAGCGTCAGCGGGATTGCCAGGGCAATGGCTGAGGCCCGCAGTGGCACCGGTGGTACCAGCAATGAGTTTAGCAGGGCTGACTCGATTATTGAGGCGCTGGGCAATCAACTGGCGATCCTCGATGAGGCGCAGGAAAATGGCGCGCGCAGCGCTGCGATGCTGGCTGCCCAATTGCGTGCCGGATCTAAAGCTACCGATGAAGAGAAGCAGAAAATTGGTGAGCTAACCGGCCGTCTGTTTGATATGAAAACCGCCAGTGATACGGGCGCAAAAGGGCATGGAAACTGGAAATCCACCATGCAGCAGGCTGGCTATCAAGTTCAGGATTTCATCGTCCATGTGCAGGGTGGCCAGTCTGCTCTCGTGGCTTTCTCACAGCAGGGGTCTCAGCTTGCTGGGGCATTTGGCCCTGGTGGCGCGGTTATAGGTGCAGTTCTGGCGCTCAGCACGGTAGTGGCAGGGGCGCTTATAACATCTTTGAATGGCGGTAAAAATGCCATGGATGCTCTTAAGAGTGCTGCTGAAACCATGGATAAGGTTATTACCATTTCGCAAAATGGTGTGGCTGCTCTCTCTGATAAATATGCTGCTCTGGCACAGACAAATATTGCTGTAGCAACCTTGATGAAAAAGCAGGCCGAACTTGAATTACAGGCCGCTCTATCAAACGTGTCAAAAGAAGTACAAAAGGCATCGAGTGACTTCATTAGCTTTGGTGATTCATTGATGTCTTCGCTGGGCGGTGGATATGCCAGCGTAAAATTATTTAATGACTATTTGTCCACGCTAAATATAACTACTAACGATTTCAGTGAGGCATGGAAGCAGGCAGCAGCCAGCGGGCAAGCTGGACAGTCAACGATGAATTCTATGGTGGCAACTGTTGCCGCCCTGTCCACCAAATTTGATATTAGCGATCAGAAGGCTTTTGAATTTGCCAAACAACTTTCAGACATTGCAAAGACCCCTACAGATGAAAAGCTCAGGGCGCTTGTTGTAACTCTACAGGATGTCGGAAATGGACAGTCTTCTGGCGCTGCTAAAGCGAGGGAGTACGCAAAAAGCCTCTTAACCATAATGGAGACAAGCACAGACGCCACCTCGCGCCTTAAGGCTCTGAAGGAGATGACAGATAGCCTCACTTCCAGCCAGGATAAGGCGTTAAAAATAGCCCAGCAGGAGCTGTTTATTGCGCGGCAAACTGGTGAGGCTCAAATGAAAGCCAAGGCCTGGCGAGATGCAGAAACGCAGGGGCTGAAAGAGGGGACGGAAGCATTCAGGAAATACTACAACGTCAAGTTGGCAACCTATAAACAGGATGAGGCTAACGCCAACAGTAAGAAGGATTCTAGAAGTGCAGCCTCAGAAGCCAATAAGCTTGCAAGCCAGCAAGAGACGGTGGCACAAAAGCTTGAGAATTTGAGGCAGCAGTCAGAACTAGCCGCCGGATCGACGCAACAACTCAGCCGCGAGCAGGCCATCCTCACCGCCCAACAATCTCTTGGCGCTGCAGCAACTCAAAAAGACCTCGAACTGGCCGGGAAGTATGCGGCTGCAAAATGGGATACAGCTAACGCGCTCAAAGCTCAGTCCGCCGCCGAGAAACTCTTGCCGGAAGCGCGCGAAAACGCCAGCTACAAGCAGGATGTGCAGGATCTGAAAACTGCCCTGGCTGCGAAGAAAATCAGTCAGGAGCAGTATAACGAGACCGCAGAACGCCTGGAGGCGACGCATCAGGCCAATCTTGCCAAAATCCGCGCCCAGCAGGCGGTCACACCACAGCAGGAAGCGGCCGGCAGCGTTGACCCTGTTCAGCAACTGGCAAATGAAAACGCGCGTAAACTGGCACTGATTCAGCAGTACGAGCAGCAGGGCGTTTTAACCCATCAGAATGCACTGGCGTTACGGGCAGCGGCTGACACTGAATACGAACAGGCGCGTATCGCCGCTCAGTGGGAGATCTACCGCAATCAGAGTGCTGGTAATGAGCTGCTAGCCACCTCGCTGGAAGGCCTTCAAAGCGGTGCAACCAATGCGCTCACCGGACTTATTGATGGCACCCAAAGCCTGCAAGAGGCAATGGCTAACGTTGGCTCGACCATCATCAATAGTGTGATCAGTAGCCTCGTAGAAATGGGCATGCAGTGGGTTAAAAACCAGGTGATGGGTCAGGCAGCAGCGGCGGCTTCTCTGGCATCAACAATGGCACAGGCCACTGCTGCCGCGTCAGCATGGGCGCCTGCTGCTATGAGTGCGTCGATCGCCACATACGGCAGCGCCGCCGCTGTCGGCCAGTCAGCATACGCTGCCTCACTCCTTTCCGCTAAAGGGCTGGCAGTGGCCGGTGCCCGCGAACACGGCGGCCCGGTATCTGCCAGCTCCATGTACCGCGTTGGCGAAGGCGGCAAGCCTGAGATTTTCAAAGCAAGCAATGGCAGCCAGTACATGATCCCCGGCGATAACGGGCGCGTCATCAGTAACCGTGATATTGGCGGTGGTGGCGGGGCGTTCAATTACAGCCCGGTCATTCAGGTCAACGGTGATCCGACAGAGCAGACGCTTGCCATGCTTGAAGCGGCGGTTAAGCGCGGGGCGCAGCAGGGCTATGCCATGGCCGTCAGCGATGTCGCCAGCGGCAAAGGTAAGCTTTCCAACGCGCTGACCAATAACTTCAACACCAGTCAACGCCTCACATAAGGAGTTACCATGGGGATCAGCAGTACCATTGATTTCCCGCACCAGTACCTGCCGATGCCACAGCGTTCCGGGCATGGATTCACCCCGGTCAGCCCACTCCAGCGCTCCACCATGACCTCCGGCCGCACGCGACAGCGTCGCAAATACACGTCAGTTCCGACCGAGGCGGGTGTGTCATGGGTGTTTAATGATGCCCAGGCGCAGTTGTTTGAATCGTGGTTCAGGGATGTGATCACTGACGGGGCGGCGTGGTTCAACATGCGCATGCGTACGCCGATGGGTGTCGGCGACTACGTTTGCCGGTTCAAGGACATATACGAAGGGCCGGTGCTCTACGGGTTAGGATTCTGGAAGTACACAGCAACACTTGAACTTTGGGAACGTCCAATCCTGCCGCCTGGCTGGGGTAGCTTCCCTGAATTTATCGTCGGGCAGAGCATTATCGATTACGCGCTTAACAAGGAGTGGCCGGAAGCATGACCAGTCCAATCCTGAACAGGCTATACGCCAGCGGCGGCAGTGAAATCCTTTTCAACACTCTGCAGTTCACCGTCGGCGGTCAGAATTACTGGCTGGTTGAAAACTTCGAGGATATCACTGCAGTTACTGAGGCGGGGGCAATAGTAACATTCCAGGCGGCTGCCATGGTCGTCGCGCTACCAGCCAGAAACAAGGACGGTACGCAGGATCTGCAGTTCGCCATCAGCAACATAGACGGCATCGTGTCCACCGCGATACGAAACGCTCTGGCTAACCTGAATAACGGCACGCTGATAATGCGGCAGTACGTATCCACCGACCTGAGTTACCCGGCATCACCACCCATCGTCCTGCAGATTAAGGATGGGTACTGGAAGGCGACCGAGGTGCAAATTACTGCCGGGTTCCTGAATATCCTGAAAACTGCGTGGCCTCGCTATCGTTATACGCTGCCAAACTTCCCGGGCCTTCGTTACCTCCAGTAGGAAATCACCATGTTCAATCCTGATAAATACCGTTCTGTCGAGTGGCAGAAGGGCGGCCGCGCTTACCCCGCGCTCGACTGCTTTGGCATCGTCAATGAAATCAGACGCGACCTTGGCCTGGTGCAATGGCCCGATTTTGCCGGGGTCACGAAAGATGATAACGGCCTCGATCGGGAGGCGCGCGGGTTGATGGCTGATCTGCAACGTTGTGACCCCGCGCCGGGTGCTGGCATTGCCTGTTATTCCGGTTCAGTGGTGACGCACGTAGCCATCGTGGTCGAGATTGACGGCCAGCTGTGCGCCGCTGAGTGCAATCCCCGCACTAACGTGACCTTTCTGCCTCTGGCGCGGTTTGCGCGCCGCTTTGTCCGCGTGGAGTATTATCAGTGACGATACGAATCTACCCCTCCAGGTTGCAGGGTGAGCCGCTGGAAGCGCACGAACACGAAACTATGACCCTCAGCGCCTGGTTTACGCAGAACGTGCGGGGCTGGACGCCGGAGCAGCAGCACCCGGTCGCGGTTGAAATCGACGGTGTACCCGTCCCGCCTTCAGAGTGGGAACTGTGCGTCATCAAGCGTGAAACTGACGTCAGAATATACCCGGTGCCATATGGTACCGGCGCTGAAATCGCGATTTGGGTTGCAGTCAGCGTAGCTGTCGCTTCTGCGGCATACAGCATCTACATGATGAGTACGATGTCTCAGCCCGGCGGCAGTGGCGCGCAGGCGGCGAGCGGAGATCAGATTGACCTCAACCCGGCCAAAGCGAACGCGGCGAAACTGGGTGATCCTATCCGGGAAATCTTTGGAAAATACCGGGTCTGGCCTGATTACGTGATGCAGCCGGTAAGCCGGTTCGTGAACGAGACCAGCATGGAAACCAGCATGTTCCTTTGCGTGGGCGTCGGCGACATGGTGATTAACCAGTCCGACATCAAGATCGGTAATACACCTATATCCGCTTTCGGTACTGACGTGCGTTACACCCTTTATCCGCCTGGCGCCACGGTATCCGGCGACGCGCGCACCGAAAACTGGTTCAACTCACCAGAGGTGGGGAATACAGGTTCCGGTACCGCCGGACTGGATCTGGGTTCAAGCGGCCCGGAAACAGTCAGTATCATCGCAGATGCGCTGGTCGTGTCTGGCAACACCATCACCCTGGTTGACGTATCGGCATCTGGCGGGGATGAGGAAATACCTCCGTCCTGGACAGTCGGGACGGTGATCACTGTGCTGGCTCCCAACTCCTATACGGTCGTGTCGTCCGGCGGTTACAGCGTGATTTATGGCGGGATAGAGGAACTCGCCCCGGCTGTCGGCCTGCCGGTGACGCTGAACTATAACGGCAACGATTATGACCTGGTGATCGCCAGCTATGCCCCGGGCGTTCCGGCGGTGCCGGGGGTGGGTGGGAGTGCCGCAACCATAACCGCCAGCGCCGCGCCGACGACCTACGATTTCAGCACCGCGCCGGTTACTTTCAGCATCAGCTGGCAGGGCACTACTTATCCGGTATCTCTGGTAACCAATTACGTCACAATGTCTGGTCTGGTGTCCTCCATCACCTCGCAGCTCTCCGGCTCCGGTCTGGTTGCCCGCGATAACAGTGGGCGCCTCGAAATCGGTGAGGCCAGCAGCCCGTTCGCTGGCGGATCAATCACCAACAGCCCGTTACCTGCTGCTGTGTTCGGGGATACGCCGGTAAATACGGCTGGCGTGAAATCAACGGGCGGCACGGCGGAAGTCAGGGCGCACATTACCCTGGCGTATAACAGCGCCGCTGGCACACCGTTCACCGGGCTGCCGGAGGGCATTCAGCGCTTCTCTCTGGGTCTGGCCGGAAATCAGTTCCGCATAACGGCTATCGACAGCCAGACGGTCACGGTTGAACGGATTACGGTCACCACCGGGCCTGGCGGTGAGACAATCACTACACCAGACCCATCATGGCCAGGCTTCACTGAGCGCACGCTGCTGGATGCCACTGTGACGGGTGTCAGCGATGACTATGAGTGGGTCGGTCCGTTCCTGGCCTGTCCTGATGGCGAAACGCTGGATGCTTTTGAAGTGAATATCAACTTCCAGAGCGGTCTGGTTCGTTACACAGATAAGGGGAATAAGCGTGCAATGCCGGTGCGCCTGGTTATCCAATATCGCAAGGTTGGCACCACTGCCTGGGCACAGCAATCACCTTTTTATTCGCGAAGTACCGAAAACCAGATCGGTTTCACTCATCGCTACAACGTGTCGCCGGGGCAGTATGAGATCCGCATGCGCCGCACTGAGCCGGTCAAGGGTGGAAGCACCCGCGATCAGGTGTTCTGGCAGGCGCTGCGATCTCGATTGAGCAAACGGCCCACGAAGTACGAGGGCGTCACCACCATGGCGCTGACAGTGCGCACCGGGAACCGGCTGGCGGCCATGTCAGATCGCCGGATAAGCGTCACGCCAACCCGGCTTTACAGCGGCGGGAGGACGGCGCGGAGTATCAGTGGTGCGCTTTACCATGTGCTGGAGTCGCTAGGGTTCACGGCAAGCCAGATTGATACGGCGGCGATCAACGCGCTGGAGCAGAACTACTGGACGCCCCGCGGTGAAAGGTTCGACTGGGCAAGCGGTGAGAGCAAGTCAGCGCTTGAGGTGCTGCAGAAAATCACCAACGCTGGGATGGGCTATTTCCTGCTTTCCGACGGGCTAGCCTCTGCTGGCCGGGAGGGTATTAAATCCTGGGTCGGCATGATCACCCCGCAGGAAACCACCGAGGAACTGCAGACCGCGTTTAAGGCCCCGTCACAGGACGATTACGACGGCGTGGACGTGACGTATATCAACGGCACCACGTGGGCAGAGGAAACCGTTCAGTGTCGCCTGCCTGGCAATCCTACGCCGCTGAAAGTCGAGAGCTATACGCTGGAAGGGGTTCTTGATGAGAACCGCGCCTACCGTATTGGCATGCGACGGTTGCTGGGATACCAGTTGCAGCGTCTGCAGCACACTACCTCAACTGAGATGGATGCGCTCTGCTACGAGTTCATGGATCGCATTGTTCTGGCCGACGACATCCCGGGCAGCCAGACCCTCAGCTGCCTGATTACCGATATGAAGTATGACAGCAGCAAAATAACCCTGACACTCAGTGAGCCGCCAGACTGGTCGTTCCAGAACCCGCGCGTGATTATACGCCATCAGGATGGCACGGCCTCGGCAATGATTGCGCCGACACGCATTGACGACTTCACCATCTCGGTCCCGTACAGCGCAGCGCTGGAGCCGGAACTGTGGGCGATGAACGACGCGTACATCGAGCCGCCGCGCCTGCTTTTCTGCTCATCGGTTCGTGTGCCCTATGACGCCTTGGTCGGGGAAATTACGCCAGGGAACGATGGGATAAGCCAGGTAACGGCCATTCAATACAACCCAGGCAAATATGCCTATGACGACGCCACCTATCCCGGCGACGTCGCTTAACAGAACCTAAATAATGTCTAACCCGCTTCGGCGGGTTTTTTTATGCTCGGAGTAAGAATGACTACATACAGTACTAACAATCCATTAGGTTCAGTCGACCCGCGCGATCTTTATGACAACGCACAAAATTTTGACACTGCTATTAACAGTATTACGGCCGCCATCTGGCGGGATCGTTTTGGGAAAACTCGGCATACCTGGTATGGTCTTGAAGGGATGGCAACACAGTCAATTTCCAGGATACAGGAGGATGGTCGCCGGGCAATACAGCAACTCGGTTATATCACCCTTAAGAGCTTTCAGGCTGGCGCGCCTTTACCGTCTAACCAACTTACCCTAGCCAATCAGTTGCTTTTTGATGAGGTGAGCCAGGAATACTATCGCTGGGATGGTGCATTCCCCAAATCAGTACCTGCGGGATCGACTCCTGCAAGCACCGGAGGAATCGCTGTTGGTGCCTGGCTAAGTGTTCCCTTGCTGACGCATATAAACCCTGACCCACATGGTTCTGTAGTGCAGGCGATGGTGAACGGACTGCCGGTTAAAATTTGCGTTGTTGGTGACTCCATTACTAATGGGCTGTCTGCCACCACTCCTTTCCCTTATCGCCTGGGTGAAATTCTGCGGGAGTGGTACAACAACCCGAATATTGAAATCATCAAGCGCGGATATTCGGGGGAAGATACGGGGCAGGTTCTTGCTAATCACATGCCTGAAATCATCGCTGATAATGCTGATCTGTATTTGATTGCATTAGGGGTAAACGACGCACGCCGGGACAGGGGGATTAGTGTTGACGATTACGAGCACAGCCTCATGGAAATGTACCGCCAGCTGTCATTCTCCGCTGTGTCTTTCTGCTCATTGACAGATGTAGTGGGGCTGCTGGCGACAGATATTACCAATCCGTATGCGGTCAATGCGTATCGCAGCAGGATGCGGCATGTTGCCCAGTTGCTTGGGGCCAGATACATCGACAGCTTTTCCATCATGCAGCGCTATTTGTTCAACCGCGGCGATGCGCGTGGGCGCCTGAGTCGTGACAGGCTGCACTGGAATCAGGCCGGGTATGACCTGATCGCTGAATCAATCTTTATTGACGGTTTCGCCGGTGTTAATCTGGAAATTCAGCCAGGCCAGTTCGTCGATAACACTACAGCTGCTTATCGCGGCCTGAATAACGTCCTGAATACGCTGAACTGCCCTTATTCTGTTTATGTCACCACGCCTGCCAACTCAGTATCCAAACTTTTTGTATTTAACACATCGTTGAAGCCTGCATATTTGGTCGCGCACTTTGCTGCAGAACTCAATAGCGCGGCTGCAATCGCTGGACAGGTTACAGTTAAGAACTCGGTTGAGGCTTCCGGGAGAACATATACGCTGGGGATTGGTAGCATTACAGGAATATCTTCAAACTTTATCAGCGAGATACCGGTGTCTGTCTGCGACCTTGCGCCTGGTCTTAACATTATCTCGTTTACCACTCCTGCAGATAAGGTGTGCCGAGTTGTTGGCTTCACTGTCAAACAGCATCTCGACAGATACACCAATGCGATGCAGGAAAAAGGGAAGATCGTAAACAAGATAAAGGCTGGCCTGCTTGAACACGCCGGGAATGTGCAGAACACCGCATTTTTCAGGCAACTGCCATTCGAAATTGTGGGGAGCCTTCAGTCGAATGGAGTCGACAGTTCGCTGGACTACCAGATCACCTCAGCATTCAGTACGCTCATTCCACGTCCGTATGGAGAGACCCGCTTCCGAATCCGTGGCTGTTTCGGTACCAACAGTGTGCTTCGTCTGGGGTGTCAGATCAGAAACTCCTCAGCAGATACAGAATGGAGTGCTAATTACGGATCTGTTTTTGCGCTGGACTTCCAGGGCGCGACGACTTTCATGCGTGTTTTCTCCTTCACCGGTACGCCTGTCAATGCTGCCACTATTCCAAACCCACGAGGAGATCAGTGCATAGATATTATCACTAGCGAGGCCGGAACGAAGTTCTACGTGAATGGCACGTTACTGTGGGATATTCCGATTAAGCTTCCAGAGTGCGATCTGTTTGCCTCCAGTAGCTATAACTCCTTAACTGAGGGAATGGTTATTGAATCGGTGGGAGAGGTAGGGTCCGCGGTGGCACCTAATACCGTAGTGCCTGGTGAGCGCTGGTTTAGTCATATGGATGGGAAAATGCATATGGTGGATAAATCAGGAGTTCATAAAACAATCCAATACGCATAAAAGTAGCGGAACGGCAAGATAGGTGGCTTAACGCCACCTTATCATGCGGCTATGCATATCAGTGGTTGTTAGCTGGCGCTGGAATAATAGCGTACAGCTTTGTTCCTAAAGGCAGGGCCTCAATATCATCCAGAGAGTAATGGACATGTTTATGGTTCAATGGTTGTCCATCGGCATCATGGTCATAATCAACACCCTCAACAACTTCCGCCACTGGCATCTGCCCATTCGAAGCGAGAAGGGCGGAGGCCATAGCCTGAATCTCTTCCATTGTTGCTGGCTGGGCGGTGTTATCACTTGATGGAGTAAATTTTGCCAGCTCAGCAAGCCGCTCCTTGCTTAGTAATACTTCTTTCATGGTTATCCTCTTTTTGCTAACTCGTCTTTATGTCTTTGTCGCCAGGCATTCATGCCAGGATCGGTTTTATGAAAACTCAGGCCCTCGTCGATCAGGTTAACTGCACCTTCAAAATTGCCTAAATTCTCTTCCGCTTGGGCTAGTCGGAAATACACAAGTGCAGGCGTACTCTCTTTTAGTATTGAGCGGAAGTGCAGCCAGCGTTTTTTCGACTCGCTCCACTTCTTTTGATGATGGGCAGCTTCAGCGTACTCACGATGCAGACCAATATCATTAGGATATTTTTTCAGGACTCTGGCTACCATGAACTCACAGCCAGAAAAATCCTTGCTTACCCTCATCATTTGAATACATTTCTTGTAAAGGCTCAGTGGTGTTTCATCACCAAATCTGCCGATAACTTCCAGTAATCTTCTCGCAGTTTCCTCATAATCCTTTTGCTCTTCTGATATTTCATAATAGGCTTTAGCGATAACAGGAGAATTTGTTTCTTGCAGTTTCTGCCTGACCATTTTCGTGGCGGCATCAAATTTTTTCTGCTTCTTCAATCTATTTACAATGGCGTAAAATACATTGTCAGTGAAATAGCTACTGGATTTTCTCGCCTTTCGGAAAGTTCTCCGCAACCCCTGAATATCGTCCTCATCACCGGAGACTAGGATATCTAACGAGCTTGGCATAAGCCCTGCGAGGGCCAGATGTCTTGCTACTGCATGCTCTGTAAATGGCATGACTAACGGAATTACATTGATCCGTTTTTTAATTTCCGAGGCGTGGAGCACGTCTGGGGAAAAAAATGGGTCATACGCAAGGATCACCTCTGCATTTGAATTGACGTTTTCCTGAAAATTGTCGCGGATGAATTTCACACCGCCGGTTTTGATGTAATGCTGCCAGCCAGGGTCAAAGCTAACTTTGCTGGCATCAGTTGTGAGCTGTGCGCAAATAGCTACAACCCTGTCAGCTTTCAACGCCTTAGAACACTGCAACGCCCCGTAAGCGCCCATGGATTGACCAAAGACAGCCAGGCGTTTATAGCCACTTTTCCTGATGGAAATCTCTTCAAGCATCAGCTCAAGATCGTCATATTGATACCAGTGATTTCCTGACGGTATTATGTGGATTGTGTCATATCCAAGCTTTCTGAACGACTCACGGCTAAATCCGGTTATCGGTTGTTTCTTTTGCTCAGGAGGGAGGAAAGGGTAAAATGTTACCACCAGAGTATCTTGCGTCTTAACATCGGCAGGTGAGAATACCGCGCATATATTCTTTGAATCAAAAATGACATCGTCTTTTTCGGGGAAGTCCAACAATTCTTCAAATTTCATTTCAAGTTTCGCGCTATAAAAAGGTGAGTAAATATTCAGCTATTATTAAAGCATGGAATTTGATGCCTCCTTCTCAAGCGCTCTGAACATATAAGAATGGAATAATAGAGCAAATTCGGAAATGAGAAGTTAGACAAACACATCCAGCACAAAGTAAAGACATTGTTGCATAATTCCTCTTCGCATCAAAGTCCAGATCATGGTTGGTGTATTGCGCAGAAGTATGAAAAGTAGCGCCGTAGTTGGGCTTTCCGCACAACAGGTGGGGTGAATTAATAATCGTCAGCCAGATCCTGCGCCGCTGAGTGAAGCGTGAGACCAACAATGACCGTGGCAATGGTGCCGGTTATCAACAGTGCAATTAACATACGCCCTCCTGATGCTGACCTTGTACTGAAAAGGTAGAGGAGGAATGTGACATCATCATTGCTACTTGATCTGCCCGTACTTTAAAACTACTGTATATAAAAACAGTAAAAAGGAGTGCAGATCATGCCCCGCAAATCAGACATTCACAGCGCATTTGTCGCTGCAATACAGCTAAACCCTAAGGGTTACCAGTGTTTACGCACAGATGACTTCATCCGTGAGTTGCGCGCCAGAAACTGGCATTTCACGCCGGACGATGCCAATGAATGGATAGAGCGTTATCAGGAGTTCTTCGTCGACAAGACGCCGGACGACAGCCAAAACAGGTTGTGGATGATGCGCAACATGGGGAGGGTCGTGTAATGGGGTTCCCTTCACCGGCAACAGACTATGTAGAGCGCAGGCTCTGCCCTGAAACTATCTGCGGTATTGGCATCGACAGCCGCATTCTCGAAACGTCATCCGGGTTCGCAGTTATCGAACCGGCCACCAGGCTGGTACAGAATCAGGTTCTGCTGATTTTATCGGGCGGGCGCACTCAGTTTGCACGAGTGATGGGTCGAGCATTAATCACGGATGATGGTGAAGCGATCGAGGGTGAGGCAGCGGAAGAGGTGGAGGTGCTGGGGCGGGTGACGTTCTTCATCAACAGCGCGATGCAGGATGACAGGGCGGTGTGA